ATCTTGTATCGTGCATCAAAATCGTACATAAATAATTTCTATCAAATAATAATTAAATCTATATGCTATTGTAACTTTGTAAATAATCTTTTTGCTTAAATTTAAAGTCTATTATATAAATATCATTCCCAAATGTTGATTTACTTTCTGAATTTTGAATATCATATATGTCTACAGAGTCTCCATTCCATGTTACTGTAACCGTCCCGTTTATTTCTACTACAGGCAGCCTAGAAAGAAAATTCAATGTCTTATTATACCCTGATATTTCAAATGTTTTTACATTGTTACTGGATGCAAATGCGGGTATGTCACCATATGTCTTTTCTATGCCCGTGACTTTTAGTTCAAATTCATCGCTTGGTAAAATAGCATCTAAATAAACAGTATGGGTGAATAAATCTAATGGGAAACTACCTATACTTAAAGATGCTGCTGCCATAACAGCCGTAATCTTTAGGAATGAACTAACATCTGTTCGCCAACAAAACACATCACTGTAAATATCTACTGCATCATAAGTTACCTTATAGTAATATTTTCCGTCATCTTCTCCCGATGTAGTAGCCCCTGTTAGTTTAATTTTGCTATAAGCAGTCCCAGCCGCATTAGTAGTGGAAACAACCGTACATGATCCAGCTTTAATCGAAACATCATTAATATCATAAAGAATATATGTAGCCACAGATACTACTGCATCAATAACTATCTGAAAAGCAGGAAGGCTATCTGTTACGAAATGATGCAATATCCCCTGATTGTCAGTATTGTCATACTGCCTATTAGTTTTCGCCGTGTACCATCCTAATGTTCCAAAGTTGTAAATCATATCTTAAATTTACCTATATATCCTTTACGTCTAACATACTTATATCCGCCTTCATAAGAAACTGATTCTGGTGTTTTGTCTCTTATTTCCTTCAATACCGAATTTGTGGGACTCATGTCTATTGCATCATAAGTGGCATTTGTTGCTTGCTGTGCTAATATTTGAGTCGTTTTATCATGTGGGATTATCTCAGATCCCGGAACAATGTCATAAATAGATGGAGTATCTGAACTGAGCCATTTTTTACCAGAAGGCTCTATAACCATTTCTTTTCCACCTGACTTTAATTTTTTTCCGGGAGCATCTCCAAGTATTGACAATCCACCGGGAGCCTCTTTTATACCTTCCCCGAATTGAGGTAACGGCGTAGCAGCAACTCCGGCTAAAGTAATTCCTCCAAGTATTCCTGCTAACAGTGCTTGTGGTGATATAAATCCGTATTCTGCAATAGCCTTCGCAATGTCTAATCCAACACTAAATATAGTTTCTAATTTTTTTCTTATTGCCTCTCTTTTTGCTATTTTACGATCTTCTTTCTCTAATTTTCGCTTTGCCACTAATTGCCCAGCCGTAGAGTCTCCCGCCAGTTGAATCTCTCTGTCGTATCTATTTTGTGCCCTTTGAGATGCTGCATCATTCAACGTCCCAGCTAAATCAAACCCAGCTTGTCCTATTTGACCTATGAAATCAATTGTTTCTTGTGCTTTTTCTTTTTTTGTTTTCTCTGTTTCTGCAAATAAATCCCTTTTCCCTTTTTCAAGTGCTTCATGTATGGCAAGAATTCTATCTGCCATTTCTTTTTCTGCATCAATAGATAAGTCTCCAGTATCAATGAGGGATTGTAGTCTATCTGACTCTAGTTTAAGTATATCTTGATTTAATTGTAATTCTATGAGCCTTTTTTGCCTAGCTACATTCTTACTGTTTTGTAGGTCTGTTGTAGCTTTCTCTGATAAAGCTAACGCCTCTTTGTTTATACCAGCATAAGTATTGCCTAATAATTCATCGTCTTTTTCTTTTTGATCGTCTCTCTGCTTTTTGAACCCACGCTTTCTTTCGCTTATTTGAAAATTAGTTAATTCTGTTTCTTTGTCTGCATAAAGTTTATTCCTGTCTGCCAATATAGCCTTTTCTTCTTTGCTGCCAGATTTAACTAAATTTAATAATTCATCTTGTTGTTTTATTTTTAAATCAATTAACTCAATGGCATTTTCATGTTCGGATGATGCTAGTGCAGCATTATAGTCACTTTCATTTTGAAACACCTCAGCTAAGTGCGACTGTGATAATGCTAATTCTTGTTGTTGTTTTAATTTTAGAAGTTCTAGCTCTTGTTTATTTTGTTCTTTCTGTATCTTAAATTTAGTTTTGCCAGCTTTATCAAGATCAAATAATTCTTGTTCAATTAATATTCTTGCTTGAACATTGTCTTTTTCTGATATAAGTAGACTAGTTAAGTATTTTTTATATGATTCTACATCTTTTGTTATGAATTTATTATTCCCAGCAAAGAATGCTTTTGTTTCTTCTGACTGTAGTTTATTGTATTCAGTGAACGCTTGTTTCTTCGCCTTTAATCCTGACTTATATTTTTCGACATCAAACTCCCTTCTTCTAATCTCCTTGTCAATCAATTCAATATAAGCCATCGTGTCTGTAGCTTTTTGAAAATCTCCCTTTTTTACATCTTGATAATATTTAAGTATTTGAACTTGTGCCAACTGCAACTCCTCTAGCTGAGGAACATTAAGCTTACCTAGTTTGGACATTTGGGCTTGTTCTTTTCTCGTTCTTTGTTCACCCTTTGTTCGCATGTCGTAATACTCTTCCCAGAATCTTCTTGCCTTCCATGCTCTCACTCCACTAACTTCATCAACGGCTTTTATAGTAACATCCTTTAGCGATAATAAATCAGCGTATGGAATATCTTTTAAGTCCTGCACGATGGCGGCAACTTCTTCCTTGTCGCCTATCAGGTGCTTTAAATCTGCGTATTCGGCGGTAGAGGCTAGGTATGTAACATCATTTAGAAACTTAGTGAAAAAGTTCAAGAATCCTTTAAATGTATCAGATTGATCAAGCGATTTAACAAATTCAAGCCACTGAGTATTAAATCTACCCTGAGCGGCTGTTAGTGTATTAATATTTGTTATGGTACTAATACCATAAACTTCTTCCATCGTTTTAGCAAACTTTGGCATGATTTCTTCGGAAAGAAGCTCTCCTGCCTTTAGCATCTTGTCAAGTTCTCTTGTGTTTTTACCAACGGCTATTGCCATGATTTGAAATGCTCCTGGTAATCTTTCACCCAACTGCCTACGTAATTCTTCTGTTGTAACCTTACCTTTACTAAGCATTTGCTCTAATGCTAAAAAAATACCAGACACTTCGTCTGTCTTTAATCCCAATACCCCAGACACCTTTGCGAATGATTCAAATATATCCTGAACCTCTTGTACTGCTAGTTTAGTTGAGATGGTGGCTGCTCTAAACTTTAAATATCTCTCAGATAGGTTAAGTAAATCAAGTCCATATCTTTTTGAAATATCAATTAAGTATTCTTGCGTTTGAGCTAATTCGTTTTGGCTTTTAATAACTTTTTTAAATGCAAAATCCAATGATTCTAATTTTCTAGTATCTGCAAATATTTTACGCAATAAATTCCGAGCCTGAGATACGCCAATATAAGCAACTGCTAATTTCCCAACAGAAGTAATAAGTCCCTTGAATGATTGCCCAAGATTTTTCTTTCCTACTGCTGCTTTCTTTTCGGCTGCTTCCTCTTTTCTTAATTGTGCTAAGTACTCCCTTGACTGCTGTTTGCTTAACGCTGCTCTGCGGGCTACTTCTGCTGCTTTCGCTCTTTCTGCTTGTTTTACTGTATCCGCTTCTTTTTTTGCAGCCTTTCCCCGAAGACCCATTTCCTTTATATATTCAGATGATCTTTGTTTGCTTAACGCTGCTCTGCGGGCTACTTCTGCTGCAAGGTCTTTTTCTGCTTGCTCTACTTCAGTCAGTGCAGTTTTAGCCTTTTTCGCACCTTCTGTTACTTCTTTGAACCCACCATCTTTAATGCCGGACTTCATTTCTTTAGCGGACTTTAATATATTCTCAAACTTCAATACAATATCGGAAAATACCTTTAAAGCATCTTCACTAATAATATCCGTTTTTTTAATTTGACCGCTCATTTTCTTCTCTTATACTTTTAAGGATACCATCCCACTCTATTAATAATATGTTTGTGTCTACCTTATAATCTCGTTTTCTTATTTGTGCCATCATTACATAAAAATCAATTGGCTTATTGTCTTCTGTTTTTGATGGTTTAAATTTTAATTCATGGTTTGTTATTCTGCCTTTTATTTTTTGTTCTATTTGTTGGATAGTTCCAGTTAATCCTATTTCCTTTAATGCATCCCATCCTGAATCCATTCCCATTTTAGCTAACATTAAAGCTGTTTTCATTTCAACTAACTCCCAGTCCCACTTAACATCCTTTTTAAACCCCTTTACGAATAAATCAAATGAATCTTGGTCTACGTACTCATAATGCTCTGTGAGTATCTTATTCCACGCCTCATTAGCTGCTTCGTCACTTGCCTTTCCCTTTTTTAGCAAGTTCATTGCTGTTTGCCACTTTTGGTGTAAGTTTAGCAGGTTTTCGTTTAATTCTTTTGGGTTTAGGTTCGGCAAGTTCTCCTGCATCTGTTGAATCTCCGACATCTCCTTTTGGATGTGATAAAACAACTTTGCTTTTATTTCTTCGAAACTTAATAATTTCGACAAGTCCGTTACTTCCAACACTTTCGAGGTCTTCGGTGAAATCGTAAACTTTTTTACCAACGCCTCTGAGTGAGAATACATGTAAAGCCACATCGACTTCCATCTTTTCTGAATATCTAACCGCCAAATTCCTGACATAATCTTTATCTAATCTTTGTGTTCCACTACAACAAGCCATAATTTATATTTTAAGTGCTTTTTTAAGCATTCCCTGATAAATATCTGACACATCATTTGTAATTGTGCCTTTCTTATAAAGTGTTCTTATATTGGCTAATTTTAGCCTTAAAACACACATGAACCAAATCGCTATAAAAAACCCGAATAAACTTTTATTCTTTCTTAGATTTTCAAGTTCTGTCATGTACAGAATGTATTTTAAATGAAATATATCAGTATCCGAGTGCATTTCTTATTTTCTTAATTAAAACAGGATATAGTTGTTTTGTATATATGATTAAATTTTCATTAGTAAGTGCAAATATTAATTGTCCACCATCCTGACCTCTTTCTTTGGATACTAACAGTTCTAATTTTAATGTTTTATTATCCGTTGAGTCAATTTCAATGTCACCATACAAATTAAAACTAACAACCATATCATCGTGAAAGTCACCCTCTAGTTCAAGATTATATAATCCGTATGGAGCGTGATAAGATGCAATGTGTTCAGATTTAAGATTTGCATAACTTTCCCATTTATATTCTCCAAGTATCCCACCGTCAGATGCTACACCAAAAAGGTTTTGTGTTTTTACATGACCCAATAAACTTTCCTTTGTTTCTATTACAGATTGCTTGAAAAGTTCATTTATGTCCAACTTCTTAAACCTCGATATTTGCTGTTCAATCTTATTCATGTAAATTGGGGTGAGTTGCCCCACCCCTATTTTATGCTACCGTAATGGTAATAGTTCCGCTTGAAATAACAAGGACATCATCTGACCTAGGCACTGATGGTGCAGCTAAGTTAAATGTTCCAGTTGCAAACGTAGTTCCAGTTATGGTGTATCTTCCAGGTATAGTTGAACTTTCTACAGCAGAAACTACCGTTCCATTTTCAACTACCCAATCAGCAGACGTTAATCCAAGTCCAGCAATGGCTTTTGTGTTTCCATAACAAGTAGATGTTACATCAACAACTACAGTTGTAGCACTAGCCGTTCCTATTAATGTAAGATCAACTTCTGTTAATCCATCAAGGTCTTCGGGTTCCCATGACATAACTCTTCCATAATCATACAAGTTCAAGTCTTTTTGATTCTCTAATTGAATGATTATATCAACAGTTCCACCTTCTCCGCCAGTTGTCAATAATTTCTCTTTGTCAACTATTGTCATTGAAACTCTTATTGGCACAACATTAATTCCAGAATCGATGGTTCTTCCACGGATTGCTTCGCCATAAGTGAAATAAACGCCTTCTGTAAATCCATCGAAATAAATCAATTTCTTTTTAAGGCATTCATTAACTTCTAGTGTGAACATGTACTTATATTTTCCACGCTTAACTAGCTTCTCTGTGTCGTTCTCATACGTTCTAAGCGTAACATCAGAGCTTGAATCTGTTACGTTCTTAACGATCTCTTCTCCTATTACTGGATACAATAACTGACTTTTAATACCAGTCAACCATGTTGCTTCTAACAAAAAGTTAGCAGCAGTTTGGGTATGCCCTCTGTCGGCAAAAATAAATCCAGTAGGACGGTCGTATATAGTGCCAGCGACACAATATTTTCGACCTGTATTTCCTGTACTATAACAACTCATTACAATTTATATTTTTATATGTTAATTTAACTGTAAAACTAAAATTTATCCAAGGCTGCATGTTTCTGTATTCATATCTTGACCAATCAAAATCAGAATACACATCTGGCAACTCTTTTTTAACGCCAATTATGTTTAATCCAGCCTGTTCAACTGCTTTCTTTGCTGTGAGAAACGCTTTTTCATCTTCTCTTTGAGTTGACTCACTGAGATTGTCAAGTTGAAGCGAAAAAGCTATATCTACATCATGAAAAACAGTACCATTATTAATTTCTGGTATCTTTTCTGGAATAAACGCAATCATATCCTGAGTATCATCAACAAATACTGGGATATATTTCGTAGTAAAAACCTCTGGAACAATACTTTTCTTACCATCAACTTCTCTCGTGTTTCGATAAACCTTTCCGTATATTTCTATACCCCAGTTATTCTCAACATTTAAAGAAGCATTAAGCCTTCCAATGATCCTATTGATCCTACGATCTAATCCAACTGCATTTGTCTTTAAATGAATACTCATGATCTCAATGTTACCCGTTTAATACGCGGCTCTGAAAAAATATTTCTCAATCGCTTAATTTCTCCATTCAAATCATTCATTATACCTACGCTTTCTGGGATTGTCTTGTTATACTTATTGCCGTTAAGCTCTAAATTAGCACGTGACTTAATTATCCTTTCGGTTTCGCTTGACCTCGTGGATGCTGCTATGACTTTTAAAATCTCAACAGCAGATTGGATTTGAATCGCTTTTGCAAACAATGTTTTATTTTTGTTTACTAAGTCGGTGTAATCCCAATAAGTAGACATATCCAAATTAATGCCCCAAATCTCAGAAGTGTACTCTATGTCATTTACATCAAATAGAGTAGCAGAATCCCAATCAACAACTTTTATTGGACGAACATTAAAATGCCCGAAAGAAGTTGGGATGCTTGCCATCTTGTATTCTCTGTCGTATGGACTAATAGATAAAGCAGAAGTTAAATACCCTAAGTAATATTTGCCGCCTACACCGCTAGTGTAATCTAAAACCCAATTAACAATCGAGTTTGTTTCACCATCGGTTACGGCTACTTCTTTTGTTTGAATGGCTGTTTTCTTTCCGCTTTGAAATAATTTAAGCGAAATTGTTCCAATACCATTAAAACTAAGAATAATATTATTTATGATGTTCGATAACTCCTTCTTATTAATAACACTTATCTCAACTCCAACAAATGCTGTTTCAAGTGTAAGCGGGTGTTGAAAATCATATTCTTCTTTATACAATAACTCATTGCGAAGAAGATTTGGTTTTTCTGAGAAAATCTGATTTAATACATTACTTGCCGCTTCGTTTATGATCTCGGTCAAGTAAGTATTAAAATCTCCATCAGAAATACCATCATCTTCCATAAGAAGTTTTAGATTCTTGATAGTTGCTATTCTACTAGCACCCTGAACATAAAGACCAGTGGTTGAAGCTAAATTTGCATCGTCAACAATAGCATAAGTGGATATAGTTGGCTGTTTATAACCAACTATACCCGTAAATGATATGTTTGAAAATCTTAGCATCTAGTGTAAAAACATTTTAAATTCCTGATTTTGGATAGTTGAAGTACCCGTTCCTGTTCCGAGATAATTAAACTTAAATTCCCGATATGCAGTGAATGACGTATTTATTATCGTTACAGTATCAGTTCCAGCCGTTGAATTAACGGTAGAGCCAATCTGTGTCCACGAACTAGTATCAAACTCCCTTCCCCATAAACTAACCGCGATATTAGTGTGGTTACCAGATGTAGAATCCAAAATACAAGTGAAGATCTGCGTGCTATTGTATTTCTTTGATGCAACTATTTTAAACCACGATGCAGTTGTATTTGTCAATAAATAATCAGTAGCACGTTCAATGTATGTCCCATCACTAGGGATGGTAAATGTTGCTGTCTGTCCTCTGACCATCGTAGCTACTACGACTAAAGCCAGAATTAGTATTAACCGTCTCATATTAATACGTTATAAATATTGGCCCTTTATCGGCAGTAAACGTAGTCCCCGGAGTTATGTCTGCTTTAGTTCCATAAGTACCTGCTGCTGTTGCCGCCACAAATGGACTGCCTGCAATTGGGTATGTTCTGAATTTAGCAGTAGTCCCGTTAAATTGGACAGCTACATAATAAACACCAGCGGTTGCCGCATAAGGAGTATCAAAGTCAACACTTTGAAACTCAGCAGCCGTTCCTACTATATCGGCAGCAGCCCCAACATCTCTTGATGTAGCTACTTCTACGCCAGCAGAATTACATAATTGAACAACAACCGAATCAGTTCCACCAACAGAGCCTACCAAATATGATATTCCTGTTAATGTTACATTATTAGGTATCATTATTTCAGTCCAATATCTAGCACCATCAGAACAGGCTACATCTGTACCACTAGTTGCTAAAGCAACGCTTCCACCTGTAGCCCATATATGAGTAGATTCAGTTGGGTTTGTTATCCCTGCCCCTGCGGTGATTATACCATCAGAGGTAATCGCTCCAATACCTGTCATGTCACCAGTAGCGCCTATATCCCAGTCTGAACTATTTACAGCTACCGTTTGTGTTCCTGCGCCTATTGTAAGTGAAGTTGTTCCAACTAATGCCTGAGAAGTTCCTAAATCAACACCAGAAGTCGCCGTAATACCAGCATCAGAAGCAATAGTTCCAGCGGTTAAATCACCAACAACGTCTAGGTCGTTTCCTACGATTACATCTCCAGTTGCGCCAGCAACAGTAAACTTATCCGTATTGATAGTTATGTCGGAAGTAGCTGAACCTATAAGGTCATCTCCTGCCCCTAATGTAATTCCTCCATTTGCCGTTACTGCACCCGTAAGTGTAGATGTACCTGTAACAACTAAATTTCCACTCAATGACAAAGAGGCAGTAGATAAATCTCCACCAGTAAGCCATGTCTTAAATTTTACATCAGCAATTAAAGATTGTTGATCTGTTGCATCGGCAACAAATTCAAGTCTATAAAAACGATATGCGTTTGCAGTGGTATTGCTATACAGAAATGTTGTATCGACTGTTCCAGCCCACACAACAGGAGTTCCAATAGTAGTCCAAGAATCACTATCAAACACCCTTCCTTTTAGGGTGATAGTAACACCTGGCCCGCCACTAACAGAATCAATATCAATCCAAACATTCTGCATCTGATGGTATTTCTTTTCGCAATTATATAAAATCCAATATGTTTCAGATTCATTAATTGTATCAGATGCATTAAATGAAAGGTCAGAATAAGTACCACCGGGAGATGATGCTGTTTCTGGTTCAATTGTTACTGTTTTGTTCTGCGCAAACACTGTTGCTCCGAACAGTAGTATTGCTAATATTAAGAAATATCTCATATTAATCTACTCCTGCTGGTAAAAGTCCAAATTCATAAACCATTGAGTCAGTTTTACCTGCCCATGTTCCAGTAGCACGATATGTAGATAATGGAGCTGACAAATAAGCCATATCCAAAGAAACTTCTACTTCGATCTCAACATCTTGCGCTGACCCACCTTCTCCAGAAGCATCTGCACGTTGAGCATAAGAGTGAATTGCAAAATCTAAGGAATAAGCAATGCTTCCTTTGTCATCATAAACTGGCACTTTAACTGAGCCAAAACTGCCATTGAAACTCAACGCATCCTTGGGGTCTAATGGTTGCCTATTGATAGGCGGAATCCAAGGAATAATACCAACAGTATTCATATCGAATGCTATTGCAGCACCGTTATAATCAGTGTCGATATCGGAAGCGGTTGCCATTATATTCATTCCATTAAATTGGAATCCAAGATTGGTGGCATTTGCCGCACCTTGTGCAGCACCAAAATCAGCATTCATGTAAGCAAGTGAATCAGCAATAACCATCACATTGTTACGAAAAAGGTTATTCTTCATCGATGTCCTTACATTTTGGAAGAACTTTTCTTCTGCTGAATTATTTATTTCCATCACATAATCAACAGGGTTCCATGCTCCTTGTATAGTCCCTTTGTTGATTTGGGTACGATCAGCAATTAAATTAGCTAACTGAGCCGTCTCTTGACGCTCAAGAATATTCATAATAGAACTATTGAACTGAGACGCATAGTTTTCCTCAAAAGATAGCACGTTATTATCATTTTGCTTCAATGAAATAGAAAACGTCTCCACAATTGAGTTCCAACTTAATGTTGAAGCAGCAGAATCACCACGATCTCCTGTGTGATTGTATGCACGAGCTGTTGCTGTGCCTTTAGCTCTACGTATAGGCATATAAGCATATACAGAACGATCTTCCCTTGTTCTCAGGGACGCTAAGAAAGGGTTGGCTTTTTGCCCTGTATGCATACTAGCCAATACGGCAGTGTCAGGTAATCTCCATTCGCCTTTCTTGTAATTTTGTAAAAAAAGTGCTTGTCCTGCGACTAATGCACTAGGTTCAAAATACGACATATTAAAAATTTATTTGTTAATAATTAAAAATTACAATGGACACCGCCATATATCTCTTATAGCACCGCTATTTCTTTTCTCCTTCTAATGTTAATTGTGCAAATAATTCAGAACCCTCTTGCGACATTGCTGGGATACCTTTTTTGGCTAAATAAGCTTCTGCATCACTATAGCTCAAATTATTCGGCACTGTTTTTCTGTCTGGATTTTGATCTTTTCCTTCTTTTCCGTTGCCTTTTACCCAGCCCTTATCTTCTACAAGTTGCAAAATAACATCTTGAAATTCTGCTGGCTTGCCAGTTGCGTCAAGTACGTTTTTGCCATTTATCTTGTGATACGTAACGCCCTCTATTTCTTCTGATGTGATTGAATTTTTAGCAATCAATAATGCGTCATTTTTATCTTGAAGCATCTTGTCAGGAAAATATGAAAGGATGTTATTGTCTCTTTCTTTTTCTTTGGTTTCGTTTTTAAACTTATTGGAATTTTCTTTTTCCAATTCAAGCTCTGTCAGTTTTTCCTCGTATGTTTTGTATAGGATATTATACTTATCAATTTCAGTGTCTCTTGCTTTTTGTGCGGCTTTTAATTCTTCTGATGGAGTCCTGTCTTTGTATTTTTCTTCCATTTCGGCTTCTACTGCACCTCTTAGTTTCCCTGCGATTATCTTTACGTCTTTATCGCCTTCCTTTAGTTCTAATTCAAGTTCCTTAGCTATTTTTTTGTAGCCAACCTCAATCCATGCATCCTGATTTTTTGTTCCAATATCTTTTATTTGTTCAGGAGTATAAACTGTTCCGTCTAACTTCAACCCAAGCGTTACCTCGTCTTCTGAAGATAAAGCACCGCTTAATTCTTCGGCTGTTTTTCCAAACACCGTTTGAATTACTTGTAAATCTGCTTGTGATAATGCCATTTTACTTGTCTTTTGATTCGTTAATTTTTTCGATTAATGTTTCTTTTTTCATTACATGGGCACTCTTGATGCCTAATTCTTTTGCCTCCGCTTTCAGTTTGTCTAGTTCTGGGTCGCTCTCTTTGTTCTGATCAGCTAACTTTTTGCGTTCTGCCTCGATCTTCTCTTTTTCCTTCTTCTTGGCTAGTTCTTTTTCCAACTGTTCTTTCTTGATTTTCTCAGCTTTTAGCTTTTCTTCTTCAATTTCTGCTGATTTGTCCTCAACCCAAACATAACCAGATGCTCCTGAGTTTGAGTTTAATTCTTCTGCAACAGAATCCGTAATACGAGTGTCCCTAATAAAATCACCTGCTATTGGATTTCCTTCTTTATTAGTCAGAAATAACAGAGTGTTCGGATCTCTTTTAACGTGATGCTTGTTGTAGGTCTTCTTACTTGACTTTACTTTCATCATTAATTACTTTTAATTTAACATATTTATTTAAATCGCCTCTTAACGATTCTATACCGCTGGACAACATCTCTTCTGTTGATTTTGTTTGCACCCATTCGCCAAAGAACTCTTTTCTTTGTTTGTCTTTATTTGATATAGTAAGGGATTCTCTTACTAATGCTATATCCCAATGTACGAATGGTTCTAATTTTACTTTCTTCGTTTCTACGATGTACATTTGCTCATTTTCCCTAAATTCAGATTCTAAATACTGAGACAAAAGAATATCCAAAGTTGAAACTGGGGCTTTTTCTAATTTAGCCTTTAGGTACTTTTCCCAAATTTGATCAGGTGTTTCTATAAGGTATCTGCGACCATATTGAATAAAAGCCTTGTCGAATGTTAATGGGAAATAAAAATTACCTAAAAAGTTCGCTATAATTGTATGCGCTTGTTCTATTGATTTTGAATATTTATTAAGTCTGTTATTTACAGGCTGTGCATCAATATATCTTCCGGTAGCTGTTTCGTTTTTACCTTCTCTTGATACTACTGTTCCCCAGTGAGAAAAGAAAATTCTATTCCACGTTCTGTCTACCGACTTGATCATCAATTCCCATGGTTCAGTAGGCATGTCAACAACGCCCTTGGGAGGAACTGTCAACATAGGCGTGTCCTTATCTTTCGCCACCTTCATATACGTAACATCCGTAACATCCTTTTTAACAAATCTACCATTTTGACAATTAGGACACTTCTCATATGGCTTATCAGGGAAAGTTTCATTTAGATTTCCACTACCACCGCATCTAACGCAGTCATCAGCATACTCATATACTTGTGGGTAATTATGGAAAAACTCTGCTATATTTAGGACAGAATGGGATACAACGTATTTGTTTAATAATTCAACCTGAGCATCTATTGGTGATTTTTTCCATCCGGTAACGTTATCCACAATACTCGAACATAGCATCGCCGGAGTTCTATTGAATCCATGTGGGATTACGTTTTCTATAATTACTTTTCCGGCTTCCTGTTTTACTAAATACCAATTCACCTCATCGACTGCCCAAAATCTTTTAATGATTTCTGAGGATAACCCTATTTTTTCTGTTTTTATTTCTTCGTGAGGTTCAAATACAACCCAATCAACGAATACTCCATTTTGTTTGTATCCTTTTATCGAATGAATAGATTTATACGTGGGATACGCCTCTTCTCCTTCTTCGGTTGATTCAATAACGATAAGCCCATTTGGGTCTGTTATAAATTTATTAAACCATTCATTTTCAATATACCAACTAAGAGAATGAGAATTTCTTATCTCTGAAAGCTTATTTGTGAACTGAATCTCTTTTAATTCTGAATCTGTTTTGAATTTGTAGTTTTTAGAACCACCACGGGCATTAAATGCATTGTCTGTTGGTCGGAGTAGTTCCTCTGTGATAAACTTATTTGAAATTGCATGTTTCTCACGTGCCTTAAACTGTTCTTCGTTTTCGTAGTTGTTTATACGGGCAAGGAAATCCTGTAATCCTACACCATCTACGTGCAAGACCAGCTTATTGCTCATTTCCCTAGCTGCAATTATCCTAGGGTCAGGCTTTGATTCAATAATAGATTTTAACTCTATAAAAGATAACATTCACCGAATTTGTATACTCACCGAGCAGTTATTTAGCAAATATAGATAAAATCTATTGAATAAAAAATATTCTATAGAAAAACTATTAAAGAAAATCTATTGAAAATAAAAATTTGAATAAAAAAGTATATAAATCATAATGAAAATATTACAATTCATATACTCAGTTATCGTTCAGTTTAAAATAAGAATTTGAAGACAAAATAGGAAATGAATGAAATAGAAAAGTCATATAATAAACGAAGGGATAAATTCAGGTTCAATCAATTTGATGTTGGTAATAACAATGATCGTGGAGTAAATTTCTATGGAAGAAACCATGTAGAACAATACACAGAAGTTAGCGATAAACTTTATAAACACGGCAACATGGAGTTCGTTCCTGTTCCTTATAAGCCTTATTTCTTGTGGCGGTTACTGTGGTTTTTTCTTAAATTAATTAAACCATACCATCCCAATAAAAGATTAGACAAACAAAGCAAAAGGCATATAACGATAGTGGTACTCATGGCGTTGACAATTTTAATAATGCTTTTTATAGCAATAAGGCAAGGAATATTTGACTTTGGTGTACATGACTAAAAACAAACTATCCCACGCTTGGGGGTTTACATTTTTTCAAAATGTGTTGATGTAAGAATAATTTAAAAACATAAACTAAAAATTAACATTATGACTAGAGAAGAAAAATCAGACAAAGTTTTCGACATTATAAATAATGGAAAAATTATTTTAACAGGGAAATACCCAAGTTTCAATGCCACCAATCCATTTGATTTTAGGATTTCGAAAGACATTAATAATAAGAACGCAGTTCAATTTTCAAATATTAACGAAGCAATTGATATAATTTGCGAAAATATGAACCCAGAATACGAAACAAAATTAAGAGAACAAATATTAAATCAAGCAAAATCAACCAACACGAATACTACAAAAGAATTTATCCTTGAATTTTTAATGCTCTAAATAAATGCACAATGACTTCTTTCAATGCCTTCTTATCATCTATGCCTATTAATATATTTCGAGCATCTAGCAAATCATTTAATGCTTTGTGCTGATTCTTAGATAATTTAGGATCAAAAACAAACGACTTTGAATTATAACAAAATTGTAAATTAGACGGATTACTCATGAATAAATTTTTATTTACCGATTAAAGACAAACAACGCACGATAACAAAGTGTCATATTTCATTCGCCAATCAAAAGTACGCTAGTTTATATTAAATTAATTATCTATAAATAGTGTATGAAATGTGACTAGTTGTTAATGGCGAACAAAACATACACAAACCGTTATTTAAATATACAATAATTTTTTAAATAATCAATCAAAAAGTAGAAAAAACTAGTGGATTCATATAATATGAACAGACAAACTAGTCATCGTTCAGTTTAAAAGAAAAGTAAAATGTTTGGGGTATTCAGTTTTTGTAAAACTGTTGGGAAAGAAAAAGAAATGAATCATGGAAGAAAAACAGTATAAACAAATAGTAAGAAATGATATTTTAGATGAAATATTGACGCTGTTAATGTTTTATGAAACTCCTGACTTTAATGAAATTTCAGATATAACATATTCATCAAAAATAAATATGGATGTTATTGCTGACATGATGCCGTTATACGAATGGGAAGATTACATGAAGAAGTCTTTTGAAAAGGAATTATTGAATAAAGGATACATAGTCAAGGACAATAATGGTAACCTATCAATAACGGAACTAGGAAATGAATTTAAAAGAAAGGGAGGTTACAAATCAGCCACTAAGAAAGAAAACCAAGAAAATACAATAAGAGTAAAGACAATTGAATCTTTCAAATATGCAAGATGGGGCTTTTATCTAGCCTTAATCGGAGGTTTTGTAGGTTTTGTTATCGCTAACTGGAAAGATATTTTAATAACGCTTCAAATAGTAGATAAGTAGTACAGCCAATAAATATCCATTTTATTGTAAATAAAACATTGTAAAAATATTTTCCAAACCGATTCATTGCCTAAAAATTTAAAATGAACTAAAACAACTAAAACAAAATTGGGGGGTACATTTCTCCGAAACGTGTTCTTGATAAAATCATAAACTAAAAATTAACTAAAATGATCAAGGTAATTAAAGAATCTCCAACAGGGAGAAACGAAAAATTTCTCGACACCACCAAAAATAAAGAAATGACAAGAACTCAATTTGTCAAAGAAATCGAAGGTGGAAATTACAAGAAATATGTAGTCAAAAAGATAAATGGAATAAAAACCCCAGTATCTAAACCAGACGGAAACAAAAAGAATAATTTAGGATAAGAATACATAAAATGGATTATCTATCTTAATCTTGATGTCGTCTTTAAAATGGACTACATAGGAACATATGTCTATTCCGCCGCTATCTTTGCCATGTTTAATTTCTTCTATAGATTTACATCCAAGTAGCCCAACATGAAAGCACGAGAATGAATTATCATCTTTTCTATCAAATAAAATATACGGCCTTTTCAATGGAAGAAAAAATAAAAACCGAAACGATAACAAAGTTTATATTTCATCGTGCATTAATTACTTTGAAAACGGATTTGCTAATCGAAACGATGGTTAATACTTAGTTAATTATCTCTTGCACGACAAAACATACACAAACCGTTATTCAAATGTAAGATAATTAAATTTAATATGCAAATATAAGTGTGATTATTGTTGACCCCAGAATACTCTTTGCTTTTTAGTGTTCCATCCGATGTGGGCATATCTAGCCCCGTCCCAACAATTATGCACAAGAACTCCGTTTGCGAGATACTCATGCGTATTTGCTACTGAAATATCATAAACCATTTTTTTCTTTGTATCTTCTCTTGCCGATACCCCAACGACAAGCATAGTCTGCACATACCCTTGCTTTGCTGTATTTGCTTGTGGTGAACTCTTCTCCGCAGTATTCGCATATTTTCGTAATGTTATCAAATCCCATAATTCTTCTGTATTTTGATTTGCATTTGTTTGAGCAAAATCTCTGCTCAGATGTTTTTGCCTCAAACATAGAATCACATATTTCACACTTTCTTTCACCAAATGTTTTATTCCCAAAATCAAACTTTTTAGCGTGTTCTCTGTGCCATTCCCTCCCAGCTTCGCTTTTATGCCACTCCTTTGCTGCTTCAATCCCTCTTGAATGGAATTTATTCCAATATTCTGGATTGTTTTTAAACCTATCTTTTTGATGATTTCTTTGATGAAGTGAACTTTCAATAACTTCGAGATTAGATATGTCGTTATTGAATGGATTTTCGTTTTTGTGGTGAATGTCGTGTCCGCTTGGTATTTCCCCATTATAGTACTTCCATACGACAATGTGCAGTCGTTTCGCTCCTCTTGAAAAGTATCTTTCTCCTTTATATAATTTGTAACTTTTCCCATCAAACATTTGGACAGGTATATCTTGTCCATTGACCTTAACTGTTTTATTTTTTTCCATCCCTTATCTGTTTTTATTAAATGATCGCTAGTGCATGTTAACTTAACAGCAAAGTTACTAAAATTTATCGTATATTCAAATACCTCGCGCAATCCATTGTCAAATACTTCCAATATTGGGAAGTATCCATTGGAAGTAAGAACTAAATCACCATGTTTTAGTTTATTTATTTGCACATCCCCATTGATTGTTGATATTGATGTATTCCCAATAAAGCAGTGATTAAATTTATCTATCGGTTGGTTTATTTGGAATCCATTTATTGTTTTTAATCTATAATTCTCCTGTTCTCTTTTAGCTTCTTTATAGTATTGATTTTTAACTATATGTATTCTCTTTTTTTTCATAGATGTTATCCAATACATTATAGATTTTGTCTTCTTTACTTTTTCTATATTAGACCATCCGATATTTTTCAATCCTTTTACAAATTCAATTGACCCTTTATTTTCTGAAATGTGTTTATCTGAAGAATCTGCGAATGTTTTTATTTTTATATTTAATCCAGTTGCTATCGCGTGTTCGTTTATAGCCTCCGGCGTTTCCATCGGCTCGTAACTGAATAACTCAATCCATATATTACCGTCAAATGATTCGTCTTTAATATTGTCCTCTGCATACTTCACGATAACACAAGGATCAACAGTGTATCCAAAATCCATTCCGTAAATAAATCCCATCCCGTCAGGAAACCTATCTATCCATTTAACATGTTGAAATATTATACCCTCTGCTGCCGCTGCTTCACCTTCTCCGTAAACTCTCCACATGTATTCATCTGCCGTTCCTGCTGAAATATTTACAGGGTGTGGTCTGCGATCTTTCATTGGAAGATGCCTGTCTTCTGGATGAGTTGGTTCGTATCTTAATTTAGCCAATCTTTCTTTTGGAGGAAGAAACGCACAGGTCAAGAATGTTGTTTTAAGAAATTTGACGTCTGGTCTGTTTTTTATCTTGTCATAGACCCAGTGGGCTGTAAACTTCGGATTGTAATCTGCTATAAATATTCCGCTTAACCTACCCTCTAGTTGATCAAATGCTGAGCTATTATCATCGTTCATTAACTCATTAAAATAGATAAGATCATTACGTTGCCCATGCGAAGATGAATCATCTCGTCCCTTAAAACTTATTGTATTTCCTTCCAGTATATATTTTTGTGGATGCGACTGAACGTGATTTTTTTCATCATATATGCCAGCATCCTTTAGAATTCTAATGAAATCAGCAAGGACGGTATCTTTAGTGGCTGCATACGATTCTCTTGTTATAAGTATTCTTAACCCTTTGTTTTTGTAGTTAGTGCAATATGTGAGAATGAAAATTAGCGCATCGAAAGTTTTTCCGCTGCCAGAACTGCCTTGAAGAAGGAAATTATAACTCCCATTATTATCCCAATCAAAATTATTGTGAATAAAAGCGTAGTTTATACCTGCTCTTAATTGTTTTCCTGCCATTATCTTTTTGATTTAATGTCTATGATTTTAAATAATTCTTTTTCTTCTATTGATGGCTTTATTATTTTTACTATATTATTAAGCATAATCTCACCATTCCAGGAAGATGCATTAACCATCTGTTCTTCGCTATCGCTGTTTTCGTCTAGCCAGAAATCAACCATTGAGCTATATTTTAATTTATACCTATGATACCTGTATCTCAATAAGCAATAACTACCGTCAGAATATATAACCTTATATATTTTATCTTTTTTAAGCTTAAATACTTGAGTCTGAATTTTCTCTTTCAATTCGACTGCACCTAGCCTTACTAATAAATGACTAATTTCTTTAGCCTTCTCTGAATACATTGATTTTATGTGCAATAATGATTCTTCGTTCGATGCTATTACTGTTTTGTAATATAATTCAGATACCATTCCTTTTGCCTTGTTGTTGCTGTATTCGCTTTCACAATCAGATGTAAGTGAAGCAAGATCATCTGACCCATCCCTATTATCCATTCTGATTTTTATTTTAAATTCTTTTTTCATAGTATTCGCTATTCTATTTTTCATTGTCCTTGATATCAATATCTTTGCATTTTTGGCAAATATTTATATCATATAATCCTTCCAAATTTACAATTACATCTTCATTCCCATTTGATGTAGTTATCTGCTCATTTACTTCTATTGCTTTCGTTAGTAATTTTATCTTTTCGAGTAAGTCTCTTTTTGATTTATTGTCGCTATTGCGGTTTGAATATTGTAAGGTTAAGTCTAATAACGTTGACTTTGAATCGCTTTTTAATTGCTGTGTGTCTACAAATCTAGCCGTAGCAGTCTTATTATTCCCAAAATCCTCTTTGAATCTCATCTGTATTTCTCCGTTTTTCAATTGGTAAAACTCCCTCATCCAATCTACTACTGCGTTTATTTGATCTTCGTTTAGCTTTATAGTTTAAATGTCTTTTTGTTGTACGTCCCTCTCTATCATTTGCTCCAAAGCCAAAAACACTCCAAAACATTCATCTGGATGTAATTCAAGTTCAATACTTGCCTCCAAGATAGATTCAACTATCTTATTGATGGTCTTCTTTTTCATTCCGTTCTCTTTTGCTTTAGACCGGAAAGATTTTACTGCTTTTTTAGTTTTGTTCATTTGTTTTTATTTCCATGTTGGCACAATAAAAAATAAAAGCCTACTCCACGTATTCAAATTGGTCTGGCTTATCTTCACTTGTCCCTTTATCAATATAAATTGTTATCACTCCATCTTTTCCAGTTCCTTGCATAGCCTCAAAATTATCTGATGCAAATTGTACTGTTAAATCATCGCAGTTTTCAAATACTGTTCCTGCTGGTATAACCCAGTCTTTTTTTTAAAATAATTTTACCCATCGCTTTTTTATTTTTTACAGATACCTAACAATAAATAAAATAATAGGCAGTCTGTGGTTTATAATTAATTTTAATTCTATTTTCAATCTTTGCGGTTAATCTAAGTTTTTTCAGCGTTGTTTTGCCTACTATTCTTATTCAAACCAGTTTCCATACGATATCCGTCATGGAAAGCTTACCCATTCTCCCTGAACCATTCTCTAGCTTCGTCCAATTCCAAAAAGTCATCAAGTTTATTGGCAACTTCCTCGGCGGTGAACTGGTTACTTTGTACTGTATTATCGTTGTCATATCCGATTAAATCACGCATCCATTTAGCTCCTTTTTCAAATCCTTGTTGTTCATATAGTGATTCCGGGTCTATCCCAAGTTCAACACAATAATTGACTTCCTTTTCTGCCCGCTTCTCAATTTCATTGTCAGAAGGCAATGAAACGGTAACGATAGGTAATGCTGCGTTCTTGTGTGAAAGCTTTTCCAGCCCACCGTTATCTACAAACAGTATAGCATCTTTTGCAATTTCTTCAAACTCTTCCGTTGTTACACCTATTTTTAAATCTTTGTGTAGTCGTTCCATTTCTTTATTGTGTTCTATAATCATTTCTGCTGTAATTTTGTAAAGTTTCATATTTTTGTTTTTTTTTGCCTTGGCTATTTTGTCATATTTACTCATATAATAATTTCATCTGGCATCAATGCACAATAAACCACATTACACTTGCTGCTACGATAAATACAGCACCAATACAGCACCAATACCAATTGTCGTCTATGTATCCTTTTATTGTGAAGAATCCAGCAAGGACTGTAAAAATTATCATTAGCCAAAAGTTACTCATGGTTTATTTTAAACGCCATTTCTTGCTAATGTTATTAAACCTAATGTCCAAATGCCTTGGGTCTTGCTTATTGTACATGTGAGTGAGTGATGCGTTTATACAATCTAACATAATTTGATTAACGTCTTCTGTAGAATATGTCGGCATAACCTCGGTGATAGTGGTGTTGCTATTTATCGTAGCGTCAAACTCTCCCTTAGTAAGTTCCAATATGCGTGTAGCATCGTGGTCTATAAAATCGAGAATTGAGTAGTATCCAAACTTACTCTGGATTCTATCTATCCTTATCTTTATTCTTTTTGCGAATAACACAACCATTTCAATATCGTCTTTTCCCATATCTTTATTTATACCGCAATATACAAAACCAAAAATACACTCACAATAATTCAAACATGCTAAACAACACCAACGCCCCAAAAATAACCACTACAGCCGAAGGCTCGATTTTTTTTTCAGCATTTCACCAAATCCGCCATAGAGCCTCAAATTTTTCAGGGGAGAATTTTCAAAGTGCAGAATCGTCAACCTTTAGGTATTTGTGGCACATCCCAACCATCCACCCCAAAAAGTAACATTGAGGCTCATCATTCTCGATTTCAAGCATTATTCCACGATCTTCAAATATCAAAGCAAGCAAATGTAAACACTCGTGGGCAATCATCCTACTATTACAATCCATCGTGAATCCAATAAAATACTTCGAATAACCACCCTTGTCGTGATCCCTGAAAGAACATGCCTCAAAACCATGCATGTCCATTAATCCATGACTCTTTTGAATCTCTTTCAAATCCTCAACTTGATAAATCGTTAAATCACCAAAGTAGATCGGAATCTTCATTGTTTTCTTCATGCAGTAAATATAAACCATTTTAAGGTCACTTCAAAGCCCATTTAAGCCATTATAGACTAAATCTATACAATCGTAAGTTCTGATTATTCTCTGGATTAGGAATAAATACACACGCCACTAGCCTATGAATCATAAAATAGGACATGTCTCCATTTTTACACAGCGTAACCCATAAATAACCACCCTTACCCGTTTTGGTTGCCAGTATTCTCTCTTTGATAGTTCTGCCTCCAAATGTACGATACATACTTTTAACTCGCCCAATACTACTTATCTGGTAATAACCAGCAAATCCATCAATATCATTCCAAATTTCACTCATTGTACTTTTTATTAAACTATACTGAAAGAAATCGGGAAACGGTCAGTACTTCCGCTTTCATCTGGACATGACCCCAGACTATCCCTATACAAATATAAGCATTTTCCATCAAAAAACCATAGAAACTAAAAAATGGGTAGGATTATTTCAGTGATGGTATTGATCGTTATAGCCTTGCCGTTCTAGGTGTATAGGGGGTCTATTTGTAGCCAGTATCTTATTTCTAGTGTGCATGCCTTCTTGATATGCTATTATGGATAGACAGCAAACCATTAATATCAAACTGTAAGAGATACCCCCTTATTTATTTGAAAATCAACACTTTGTCTTATAATTGTTATTCTGTTAAATAGGATTATGCTCCAGTGTACCAACCGATCAATTAAGAATAACATATTTAATTCTATTGGCTTGTTATGTGGTCAGGATTAATAGACATACTCAATTTACCAACCCTGTTCACTTTATACCTAAATACGCCTAATACGCTGCAACATAGTGATTAAGAGACTGCCACAAAGTCCTTAACAATAAATTATATTTGATTTACTTACGATTTCGCACACGCTTAGTTATCAGGTAGTTAGTCAGGGTATTGCACGGGGTGGATACAACCAGAAACCGGCATATTCTGGATGTTGGTATAAATCTAACATTTATCATACTGTTTATATTATAGACTGAAAATAACTAAAAGTTATGTGCCTATGTGTCAGGAACTAAACAAAAAAACCCGCCTAACTTAATAAACGGGTTCAAAACAAAAACTACAAAACTAAATCAACTTACATTCTTTTTAACTTCCATACCTGATCTATCAGTAACCTCCTCGATTACATTAGCATCCTCTATGTGCTCCAAGCTCATTCCCTCAGGTAATTCAACTTTAACGCCTGTAAGCCTGTTTATCTCTTTGCCACCACTTGTTATATCCTGCTTATCAGTAAGCCCCAGTTTACGGGCTACGATGTTGGCATTATAGACTCCAACGGTCGCGCCTTCGTACTGTTGCTGAAAAATAATTTGCTCTATACGTGTGCAAATGTGAAAAAAATCTATTTCGTTTTGGGCTTCAATTATCCCTATTTCATTGGTGTTTGAGATATTATTTTCATTTGTTTCGTGTTCCTGCAGATGTTTCCCTTTTTTTTGTTTATAGTTATTAAATGAATGAACTGTAATACCTATATAGTTGCACATAGCTTCCTTGCTGAAAGGTAGTAACATTTTTCTTGATACTTCTATTCCATCTTTTCCAACCCATTCTTGTTTATCCCATGTACGTTTGAAAGCATACTCGAAATATTCTTGTGCTAAATTCCATAATTCAGAAGGGTGACTAAATAATGGCTTTCTTCCTGAGCTTTCTCTGAGCTTCCAGAAGTTATTTCCTTTTAAGTAGGTGTGGTCTCCTCTATTGCCTTGGGTTTTATGTTTTTGTTTTGGTTGTTTCATTATTCTTTCAAGTCTGATTCTTTTATCCCTAGTTTCTTGTGTAGTTCCTTTACTTTTGCTTTTAATCCTTCCAACTCTTTTCTGTAATCTTCTTTTTGTTTCCAACTAACTGAGCTTATCAGGCTATTTGTTATATTTTGGTTTGAATTCATTTAGTTTAGTATTGTTTCAAAATATAATTCATTTATTGAGAATGTTGACAGTTTATACAATATAGCTTTGTTGTATAGTTCTATTCGCGCCGGGAAGCTTTTGATTTGGAAAGCTCCTGACTTTGTTATCTGAAAGTCCTTAAAATTACCCTGTTTATATGTTTTCCCTTTATTTCTCACCTATACAAAGATATGAAATTTTCCTGACTTATAGAAATAATCTATTGAAAATCTTTTTAGTTATTGTTTTCTTTAGATGTTACTTAGAACAGTTATTGATTAGTGTTTATGGTCCAGGATAGTTGATCTTTTTCGCCTCAACTATTGCACAGTATTAATTAATTAACTATATTTGGTTATTGAAAGTTTATTAATACTTTCAGTCTGGCACTCCTGCCAAGGTCGCGCGGTTTTTACGGGTTAATTACTGCAAAGCAAACAAACATAGGTTTTTAACTTATGGGAATCGGAAAGCGAACCGCACCAAAAAATACGCTAAGCGCAAAGGATAAGCGGTAATTATCTAGTAATGTGAAAACAAAAGAAAACATTGCGGCTCACCTGTAAAGAGCTTAATTAGACTCTATGCTTTGATGTAATTACAGGTACATTTTAATTTTAAATAATACAGTTATGAAACAAATTGAATTTTTCGAATATCTCAGAACTCACAAATGGAGACGAGACGCATTAAAAATGCAGGCTGAAAACAATGGAGACGGCGCATTTTATTTTTATCTAGGTTCTATCTTTGGCGACTTAGATATAAATGGATGGGAGTCTGAAACGTTTATAGATAAAGTTTGTGAAATTTGCGACACTGAATTTTAAACTTTTCGGTTTAATCCTTTTAATAGGATATTTTATTAATAAAAAACAAGAATCTAAAAAATAAAGTTATGGAACTATACAAAATTTCACTATCTAAGGCAGATATACAGGTGCTTATTGAATCATTAGACCACTATCAATTCAATGTATCTCCAAAAATCAAAGGTAATTCTCCAATAGCTAACAACTTGAAAACATTGCCTAAATACTTAAAAAAAGACTTTGTTAACTTAATCAAATAGAAACCATGAAAACTCTAAAAATCGACACCAAATTTTTTACCCTTCTTTTTATCTCCCTATCTCTCATTTTTTCAATTGGTGAACCAGTTGTTAATTTTTTAATTATTCCCTTTGGAATTCTATTTGTTTTTAATGCTGCCTATTGTGCAGCGTTTGGTTTTAAATATCCTGAAAATTAAGCTATGAAAATCCATTCAGATAATTTTAAAAAAGAGAATCAAATTAATGTATATGATTTTATCAGGAATAATGTTCCAGATGAATATTATACTAAATTCATGAGGGCATTTACGAACTGGGATAGCACCCTGAATATGTCATCCTATTCCGAGGGCGTTTGTTGGATGATGTTGGATGAAGCCTATGGAAACTAAAAACACGTCAAAGAACTAACTCCCAAAACACTAAGCTATAAAAAATTAC